CAAGAAACGGTCAAGCGTCGTGTTCCGGTAAACCCACTCGATTTTTCCTAACTCGTAACCATGCTCAAGGGAAACCGCCAGCACCTCACGCCCACCCAAACTAGCCATGCATTGTGCAAGCCACCGTCCACGCCCCGGCGCGGTAGCAACGACGGTGACTAGTCCCATGACAAATCCCTACGAATCGCCAAATCCCATTCGCCGCCGGTGAGAATATCCGCGTCAGCGCGTGCCTCATACGTTTCACGGTTCGCCTTGAAACTCTTGTGGTTCAGAATGTCAAAGCCTGACTGCAACGTTGACGAATTGTCGTGCCAAACTCGCGCTGGCACTTGCTCAATATCAACGTCAAGCGCGTTAGCCCGTCGCTCGAAATCGTTATCTTCAAAATATGCCGGGTGCAGAAGCTCCGTGAACAAGCCGACCCGTTGCACCACACCCTCACCGATAGCGAACGCCGCCCACTTCGGTTGCACCTCCATAAACTGCAACGCGTCAGACCGCAACGCACCAGCCATGACCGCGAGTGCGCCCGGCTCAAACACCACGTCATCATTCACAATGAGCCACGACGGAGCAAACGGTGAACACTTGATGATGAGGTTCCACGATCCGGCAACACCAAGATTTTGCGGAAGCCTGACATGGTGCAAGCGTTGCACGAGTCCCGGCTTCTTCGGTTCCCAATCGTTCGGCTTGTTATCAATGACCAACAAATCTTGCACCGGGTAATCAATGCTCGCAAGCATCCGGTCACACAAGTCATGGCGCGTCAACGTCGGCACACCCAACAACGGAATCATGCGAAAACCTTTCTCCAAAAGGGTAGCCACTTCTCATCCCACACCTTGTCAGCGTCAAACTGCAATGCGAACTCACGCGACTTCTCCGAGTGACCGCCGCCGGTCTGGTACGCCAACTCAAGGGCACGCACAATCGAACTAATGTTTGGCACCTGAGACACGGCTTTTAGTTGCTCGTTCCACCACGGCTGACCCTCAACTAAGAAACAATCTTCTGAGGCAAGGTCGGGCGACGCTGCCCACGATGACGTGATGCAACGGGTGCCAGCCGCTTGCGCCTCAACGCTCGTGAGTCCAAAACCCTCACCCATGTTCGCGTGCAAAAGAACATCCATGCCCGTATATAACGCCGCCATATCCGCGTCAGAATATCCGAGACGGTGTTGCACCGGGTCGGGAAAGATAATCGCGCCCGGCTCAAGCCCGAACGCTTGCGCGAGCATAGGCAACGTGAAACCGCCCATGACCGGCGACGGATCGGCGTGCACATATAAAACCGCGTCGGGCCGAATCTTGCGGAACAACGCAAACGCCGCAAAGTTCTCCGCAAAACTCTTACGGTGCACCATGCCGTTAGCCTTGTTCGCGCTCACCATGCCAACCAAGAACACGTCTTGTTTGTCGCCCAAAATGTACCTGCGCCCCGTCACGTCATCCAACGTCATCCACTCGGTTGGTCTGTAAACGTGCGTATTGATAGCGTGCGGAATGTACGTGGACTCAATCCCGGCAAGTTCGAGCTGACGTTGCCCGTGAGGTGCCATCGTCACCGGGGTCACGTTCGGGCGGCGCAAGAACGAGGCAACCTGCCCCGGAAGTGAAACGTGATCCAACGGAACCCACGACACAATAGGGATATCTTTGCCACCAGCCTTGAACGTGTTTGCCATTTGCTCAAACACCCACACGTCGTAAAGCGTCATTAGCACCGTGTCACGGTTGTGTGACTTGTCGAAGTGCTGGAACCATCCGGGTAGCACGTCGGCGGAGTACGGGTGAAACCCTTTCGGGTAATGCGGAATCGTATGCTTGCCAACCTTGACCGTGCCAATGTTGCCTTCTAGCCCGTAGTTGCTCAGGCTCGCACACTTCATGCCGTGACGTAGTGCACGCTCTAAGAATTGCGCTCCTTGTGTTCCGTAGCCCGTCGGGATTCCCGGTGAGTTTGATGCCAGCGCGATTGCGCCGTTGATTTGCTCGCGTTCCTTACCCATGACTCAAGCCTACACAAAAGAAAACCCCTCACCCGATAAGGGCAAGGGGAATCCTTTTGCGCTTGTTAGGCGTAGTGCTTAGCCCAAATGCCGGCGTAGAAAGCGTCGGCATCCTTACGAGATTCAACGAGTGACTTGGTTTCTTGGTACTGAAGTTCAAGGTGACGGCACTTCAGTTCAACAAGGTCATTCGTTGCAAGCGTCAGCAAATCATAAGCCTTCATTTCCGAGCCATAGTAAAACGTCTCTTCGCCAGCAAGACGCGTCGCGCCGTAAACGGCGATGAGGTCAAGATTTGCGTCGTAGTAGGCGTGGATTTCTTCCATGCCCTTGAATCGAGCGTTGAGACGCTTGTTGAGCATTTCAGCCTTGTAGTTTGCGTTTCCCATTTTGTTTCCCTTCCGAGGAGTTTTGCTTACAAGATGACTTTAGCACAGTCTGTATTACAAATGTCAACTATTTGCGGAACTTTTTTTGCAAAGAAAATCCCCCACCCAAACGGGCAGGGGACTTCCTTACGCGCTAACGAATTAGCTGGTGGTGAGGTACTTCACGGCACCCGACGACGCGAGACCAGCGGCGAAGCGGAGGCTCGCGCGGTACGCGGTCACATCCTGGTCGAAGTACGCGTCAGCCGAGGTAGCAACGCTAACCGGCGTGTGCGTGACCTTGACGGCGCGGAAATCGCCAAAAATGACACTTTTCACGGCGCTGCCAACGGCAGACATCGACGGGTTCTCGTAAATCGGGAAACCGGCGAACGTGTCGGGAACACCCTGACCAACCGAGTACAGGTAGTTTCCGGCGGAGTCCTTGAGCTTGCGGATCGCGCCAATGGTGGAACCGGCTGCCATGTATCCAGCCTGTGGGCGGTAGCCACCATCGATGCTGTACGCGAGGTCAATCAGACCGTCACCCGTGAGAACCGAAGTTCCAAGAGCAACACCCGAACCAGCGGCAGCAAGAACCGTGGAGGTTGCCGTGCCGTTGATGTAGGTACCAAGAGCCACACCGAACTGCTCTGCAATCGAACCGGCGATGTCGAACCCGGCATCATCCAAAAGCTCGTTTGCAACGAGCGCGAGTGCGGCACCCTTGACCGGCGACAGCAGAAGGCTCGTGAACGTGGGTTCACTCTGAGCAATAGCCGAACCGGCGGTGGTTGCCGAAATGGTCGAGTATGCCGACATAATCGGGATACGGAGGTCATTGCCCGAGTTGCGCACGATCACGTCAGCAACGTCAAGCCACGGCCCGACCTTCTTAGCAATCATGAACAAACGGTCATAGAACGAAACCGGCACCGTGTCAGAAGAGTTCACGAGCGTAGCGCGTGACTCGAACGTGTGCGAACGGATTTCACCGTGAGCAAGTGCGCGGAAAATGTCAGCTTCGGAACGAGCCTCAATCGTCTTGGGAACGAACGAACCGGCTGCTTCTTCGGCTTCGGCGCGACGAACTTCGGTGCGCTCTGCAACGGCGATGGAACGCTGCGCGTCATCAATCGCTGCTTCGATGCGGTCAATGGTCTGGTTTTCTTCAGCGGTCAGGCCACGCTTCTCAGCTTCGGCACCATCAATGATGGAACGAATCTGGTGAACGAGGTTAGCCTTGACCTCTGACTGTGACTTGATGAAATCGCTCATCATTACTCCAATCAAAAAGGTGTGTAGGGATTGTGGCCGAGCTGACTCTGAACCGTGACCGCGCTGACGCTGAATCACTAAAAGGATACGCGGTAAGTAGTTAGGGCACATAAGACACGCCCACAAAGCAAAACGCTCGAAGTCCAGCACTCCGAGCGTCTTACCTGTTCAGACTAACTAAAACTTTTCTAGCAGGTCAAGCTTCTTTTTCTTGAGCGCGAGCAAGTCCAGGTCACCGACGATTTCGTCAGCTTCCTCCGCTGGTGCAAGCCGATCAAGAACCTGCTCAAGAAGTCGGCGGTCATCAGCGGTCAAAGACTCCGCGCCATCCTCAATGCGCGTCAAAACGTCTTGCAACGCGTCAGCATCAACCTCAGCACGTTGCGCCACCTTGTCAAGCGCACGCACGCTCACCGTGCCACCCGTAGCGGCGTAGGCAGGCCATGCGACAACCGAGACCTCATGAAGTCGAACCGCCTTAAGCGTGCGCGTTCCGCCGTCATTTGACCACGTATCACGCACGACAGAGAATCCAAAACTCATCGCGTCAACGATTCCCTTCGAGACCAACTCTCGAACGTCACGCCCCAAATTCGTTTCGGGCAGAGTAGCCGTCACGCGCAATCCGCGTTCATCCTCCACGAGCGACAGAGTGCCCGAACGAGTACTTGCAAGAACTGAGCCGCTGTCGTGGTTCCAAAGCATCTTAATATCATTACGTGACGCGAGAGACTTCTTGAATGCGCCCGGCTCGATCACTTCAGTAAATGGCAACGGCTCACTAGGGGAGTTGAAAAGTGCCGCATAACCGCTAAACGTGTTGCCGTCACCCTCAGCCCGAAGCTCAATCGTGGTCGTGAACTCGCGCGTCTCAACTTTGCCCATGTCACCAATTTTACCGGCGCGGTAGCCCGACAATTCCTCCTCGTCGTGCGTGTCTTGTTCCTCACCCTCAACCGCATCAATCAGCCGGTCAGCGTAATCCTCAACACGCAACGCGCCCTCAACGCCACCACGCGAACCCCACAACGCGTGAGCCACAACGCCCGGCGAAGGGTACTCATCCGAATCAGGGTCGGCCCCCGGCGCGTCAAGATCAACAAGGTGCCGTGCAATCCACGCGCGAACACGCACCCACTTATCCAACGAAACCTCACCCGAAGCCATCAAGCGTGCCTCACGGACGGTCTCCGCCGTCACACCGTCACCGGCAAGACCAGCCTCGTACCATTCCACGCCCTGCCGTGCAGCGTCTTGCATGAACTCCGGCGCGGTCAAATCGGGCAACGCACGCTCACCAACAAACTCTTCACCTGTCGCCAGCGAAACCGCGACCCCTTGCGCGATAGCCTCCGCCTTCGTTTGGTGGCAACCGATCACGTCACCGTCAGGGTCAACCGTCGCCCAACCGGAGCAATCGGCACTTTCATCGGTAATTGCGTAAGGCATCAAAAACCATCCTTCATGTAAGTTCCCGAAATATGAAACAAGTCAGCAGTGGCAAGAGTTATCGGAGCATTATGCTCAAACTCATCCTGTTGCCCATTGCTTTGCGTGTAAAAAAGTTGAAGAACATTTGTGCCAGCTAAAACGTGACCCTGCAACGTATAATCACGATTGGCCGAAACGTCGTGCAAGTGCCCATCGCTGGTCAAATAAGTGTGAGCCGAATTGAAAGGTAGAGTCACATAATATTGACCCGTTCCAAAATTAGTGATGTTCGTCAGTTGAACATTTACGCGGAAATGCACCAACCTATCGAGCAAAATATACGACGCACTAAACAACGGGTCTCCGTTAAACGTCGGCTGATTCCCACTCGTTCCAACTTGAACGGCATAAGACACCTCAGGCGCGACGGTCTCACCAACCGACACGGTGGCGGCGTATGATCCTAGAACGTTCACCGTTGCCGAAGTTTCAGCAACCGTCACCACCGCCGTTGACGTTGCAACGGTCACATCAGTCACCGCGTGACCTCCGCATAAACAACAAAGTTTCCTTCAACGAGTCGC